ATACTTAATGCAAGTTTATCATCGAGCCAAACAGTGGGTAAGCCAGGTAATAGTCAACTTATAAATGGTATCACAACAAGTGAATATCAAATAAATTTAGTAGCAAATATTATTGCAACTTATAGATATCGTGCTGCAATCGAAGGAACACAAACAACATTTGAAGTAGTTAGCCCGACTAGTGCAGGGCAAACGTATGTTTACGAAGCTAATCCACGTCCAAATAGTTCATTTAATGTATTATACAGAAATGATAACCTGGGTAATGCATCTGCCAATACCGGTTTTTTCTTATATTTTAAACAAGGTGAATTGCAAAGTATTGATTTTAATTTTGCAGAAAGTATTCCTAATAGAGTGCATAGTATAAACACTAACAATATTAATAATACCGATGTATGGTTATATAGTTTAGATACAAACGGACAACCGAGTACAGAGTGGGTGCCGGTTCCAGCTGTCGGAGTGTCCAATGTTATATATAATAAACAATCAAATAAAAACATATATCAAGTAAACACACGTGCAGGCGATCAAATTGATTTAATATTTGGTGATGGCTCATTTGCTAACATTCCACAAGGTAACTACAGATTATATTACAGAACAAGTACTGGCGCCAATTATAAAATTACACCGGACGAAATGCAACACGTCGTTATTCCAATTAATTACACTAGCCGTTCTGGCAGAATTGAAACAATTAACATTACTGCGAGTTTGCAATACACAGTAGCAAATGCAAGTCCTCGTGAAACGATTGAGGAAATTAGACAAAAAGCACCACAACAATATTACACACGTGATCGTATGGTTACCGGTGAAGATTACAATATTCTTCCTTACACATTGTTCAGCAACGTGCTAAAAGCTAAAGCAGTTAACCGTACAAGTTCTGGTGTAAGTCGTTACTTGGATGTTATTGATACAACCGGCAAATATTCGAGTACTAACATCTTTGCAGAAGATGGTATCTTATATAGAGATGAAACTCAAAATACATTCTCATTTGAATTTGTAACTCGTAACGATATTTACAGAACAATATATAATAATGTTGTTCCGCTAGTAACATCACAAGAAATGTTGCATTATTTTTATGCTTTCTATTTCCGTGCGCCATTGGTATTACCAGATGTTCGGTGGCAACATTCGACAGTGGCAGCAAATAGTTCGACTGGGTATTTCGTAAACAGCCTTGACAAAATATTACAAGTTGGCGATATTGTTAGTAATAATAATTCGTATATCAAACCGGGTTCTATAATTAAATTCTCGGCAGGTGCCGGAAATTATTTTGATGCCCGCAACAATATTCAACTGGGAGTACCGAGCAAAACAGGTGATAAGAAAGATTTGTATGTTGTTGTTGATACTGTGCTGGCAGATGGAACAAATGCTGGCCAAGGGAATTTATCTAACGGAACAGGTCCGATAACATTAGGCGGAAATGTTCCGTCCGGTGCAATTGCTGTGTCTGTGTACGCGGTATTTAATAATAGTTTTTCAACAGCAGTAGTGGAATCAATGGTAGCATATACGTTGGCATACGAAGATTTTGGTATTCGTTACGATATTGCAACTAGTAGTTGGGTATTAATCAAACCACAAGATTTAAGCACTGCTGCATTTAATTTACAATATGCAGGTAACACCAGCGGAACAGGACTTGATTCTAGTTGGATGATTTATTTTAAAACAATCGGACAGACATATACTGTAACGTATCGTGGGCTAGATTATGTATTTGAAAGTGAGCTCGAAACTAACTTCTATTTTGACAATACAGTAAAAATCTACGATCCCAAAACAGGAATAACACTACACGATCAAATTAAAGTGTTAAAAATAAATTCTAACCCAGATGATACTACTCCACAGGCATTAGATTATATATGGTATATTCATAAAAATATTATTGATGTCGACGGATATTCAAATCCTAATAGAATTTTAGTAACCTTCCCTGACGCAAATAACGATGGTATTCCAGATAATCCGGAGTTATTCGACCTTATAGTTTCTCCATATACATTTACAGAATCTAAATATGTATATTTTAAAGCAACTGCTGGCTATGATAATTTTACTAATCAACTACCAGTAAGCAATGCAACAATAATATCAACTTATGGCACAGCATTAGAAATAGAGTCAGATAAAACATTATATCAAGCAGGTCAATTATTTTATGTGCCATCAACTAACACATATTATGAATTGTCTATTAGCGGAGCAGTATATACATTAAATGTAATTACTGGTTACACTTCTAAAATTGGTAGACAAAATATATACTTCCAATACAGACACAACAGTCCGAACTATCGCCGTATTGACCCAAGCCCAAATAACATTATCGATCTATATATGTTAACTAAACAATTTGCGGCTGATTACACATCATGGATTAAGGATTCGTCGGGCACAGTAATTGAGCCAACCCGTCCGTCATCGGCAGAACTAGGTGCCGAATTTGCAAGTCTAGAAAAATACAAAAGTGTTAGTGATACAATTATCTATAATCCTGCTAAGTTTAAACCAGTATTTGGTGCTAAGGCGCCGGTGGCATTACAAGCAACATTTAAAGTAGTAAAAAATTCTGCGGTAATTGTTAGTGATAACGACATTAAGACTAGTGTAATTACTGCAATCAATGATTATTTTGATGTTTCGAACTGGGATTTTGGTGAAACATTTTACTTCAGTGAATTAAGTGCATATTTGCATAGCGTACTTGCTCCTAATATTGCAAGTATAACTATAGTTCCATCAAACGAATCGAGCCCGTTTGGTAGTTTATTACAAATCAATGCTGAGTATAACGAAATTATTACAAGTGCAGCAACAGTTGACAATATACAGGTAATTAGTGCTATTACAGCGGCGCAAATCAACCAAATTGTTCTGGCTTAAATACTATATAACACTGAGAATTAATAATGGCATCTAGAAAAACCCTTAAATTTTTACCAACTGTATTCCAGACAGACACGAATAGTAAATTCCTATCTGCGACTTTAGATCAGTTAATTGCTGAGCCAGAGTTAAAAACTATACATGGATATATAGGTAGAAAATTTGCGCCAACGTATAAAACTAAAGATAGTTACCTAATAGAAAATTCAGCCAAGCGACAAAACTATCAACTTGAGCCGAGTATTGTTGGCCGCGACGACAAACAAAATATTACATTCTTTGCTAGTTATATTGATTTATTAAACAAGATTGAATATTATGGTGGTATAACAAATAATCACAGTCGACTATTTTCGTCCGAATATTATTCATTTAATCCACAAATTTCATACGACAAGTTTATTAACTTTACCCAATACTTTTGGTTACCTAACGGTCCTGACTCAGTTGATGTATTCACAAACGGCGTAGAATTAGCAGCTCACATCGTAGTTAATAGAGATGGCACAACAAATAGATATCGATTTGAACACGCCGGTCGTAATAACGGAACAGTTGTATTAGCCCGCGGCGGTGTATATACATTTGAAGTAAATCAGCCCGGCCATCCATTCTGGATACAAACAGAGCTCGGTATCGATGGCGTAATGAACAAATCTTCGGGTATTAGTTCACGTGAAATATTGGGTGTAAGTAATAACGGAACAGATGTAGGTACCATTACATTTATGGTACCGCAATCAACTGCACAAGATAATTTTACGTCAATGGAACTTGTATATAATGTAGATTATACTATTCCATTGGCATATTCAGAAATTCAACATCAAGTGTTATCTAACTTTATTCAGGCACACCCACAGTATGCACAAATAAAAGCAAACCTTGATGGCAAAACATTAATTTTTGTTGATCAAGACCGATTAACTAATTACGGTGAAGAAGCATGGGTTACTCCGGGTCTGTATGATAACACTGCTATAGAAGTAGACGAGTTCGATGCAGGATTTGTAGTGTCTGCTGCGCAACGTTACGGCGTGTGGAAGATAATGCTAATTGAGAATGGTGGAGACACTATTATTAGATTAGTGCCGGTGCAAGCTGTACTACAGAATAAAAAAGTGTATGTTCGTTCGGGCATTAGTAATGCAGGCCGCGAATATTTTAAAGACTATGATGGATTCTTACATCAAGTTCCGGTTATTTCAAGTGTACAGAACACAATGTACTATCAAGATGGCACTGCAACCAACCTGTACGGACAATTTACAATTATTGAACCGTCTAGCTGGAGTATTGATGTTGATAAAGAAATTATTGGCTTAGCTGAATATACCTCACCGAACGGAATTGAGTTTACCACAGGGCTAAAAATTAAATTTGGCACAGATGTTTCTGTTGCATACCAAAATAATACTTATTATGTCGAGGGTGTTGGCAATGCAATTCGTCTAATAGATGTTACTACGTTAGTGACACCAGAGCCATTCAATGACGAACTAACCATTAACTACCCAGGACAAGTATTTCCTGACTATATTACAATCAATCGTGCAAGCATAGATTCGAATGCATGGTCACGCAGTAACCGTTGGTTCCATCGTGATGTAATTGCAAAAACAGCAGAATATAATGCAACTACACCATCATATGATCAACTACAACGTGCGCAACGCCCTATTATACAATTTGAAGCAGATTTACAATTATTTAATAATGGGAGAATTGGCAAAAAAGCCGTTAATATATTAGATACATTAACAACTGATGCGTTTGGTGATGTTGAAGGAACATATCAGACAGTATTTCGTGGAACACCTGTTGTGAATGGTACCCGTGTTATATTCCTTAATGATGCAGATCCATTGGTACGTAATAAAATTTACGAAATTAGTTTAGTATACGTAACAGTTGATGAATTTCAACGGCCAGTCGGCGACCCACAAATTACATTAACATTGGCTGCAGACGGCGAAGTAGAGCAATATGATTCTACTGTAATTATAGATGGAACATTTAAAGGCACGTCTTGGTGGTTCAACGGAGACCGATGGGTAGCGGCCCAGTTAAAAACAGGCAACCAGCAAGAACCATTGTTTGATATGTTTGACTGGAATGACGCTAGTCTATCAACATACCCAGCAAGTGATTTCGCTGGTACAAAAGTATTTGGTTATAAACAGAATTCAGCAGGACGTACCGACCCAGTTTTACAATTTCCACTTAGCTATAGAAATTTTGGAACACAGGGCGATATTGAATTTTCTAATTACTATAATATAGATACCTTCAGTTATACCGATAATACAAATGTTCACTGTTCTACTGGACTGTTACATAAAATTGTAGATCGCTACACTTCTATTCCTACTACTATATGGACAACGGTTGTTGAAGAAAGTAAACAATATCAATTAATATCTTATGTGTATGCTAGTGCATCTACGCTATTCATTATTGATGTAACTCCAGCAGTAGAAACAACTATTCCGTATCTAAAAGTATTCCAAAATAATACTTTATTAACAACAGACCAATGGACATTTAATGCTATCACGAAAACAATAACATTAGTGACTGCACCAGTAGTAAATGATAAAATTGACATATTAGTTTATAGTGAAGAAGTGAGTACGCTTGGGCAATATCAAGTACCATTAAATTTAGATTTAAATGCGCAGAATATTGATATAGATTCATTGACATTAGGCCAAATTCGAAATCACGTTGTTGAGTTAAGCCATAATAGTAAAGATTTAATTGGTAATATTCTTGGCCCGAACAATCTACGAGATATTGAGTTAACTGCACAAGGCGGTAACATTTTACAACACAGTGCGCCTGTTCCACATGCTGCATTATTTTTACTTAATGAAGATACTAACTTTATTAATGCGATTCGCTTTGCGCAACAAGAATATGCAAGATTCAAAAATAAATTCTTTGAATACAGTGCAACACTAAACGGAATACAACCAACTAATCCATCTGCGAGTGTTGATTTAATTCTGACAGAAATTAATAAAATTAAAAGTCAACTATTCCCGTGGTACTATAGTGATATGGTTCCGTACGGCTTTTTGAAAAATGTTATCAATGATCCGGGTTACACTGTTTTTGATCCGTTAGTTAGAACATATGAACTTACTTCTGTATTTAATAGTGCAGAGTTAAGCAATCGTGCAATATTAGTATATTTAAATGGTGAACAATTAATATTAGGTAGAGATTATTCATTTAATACAGACAGTCCAACAGTAACATTTGCCGACACGCTAACATTGGCAGTAGATGATTTAATTACTATTGTAGAATATCAAAATACTGATGGGTGTTACATTCCGGAAACTCCTACTAAGTTAGGTTTATATCCTAAGTTTATTCCAGAAATATTTAATGACGATACATATCGTACTCCAATTGATGTTATTCGTGGACACGATGGTAGCTTGACTCCGGCCTTCGGTGACTACAGAGATGATTTTATCTTAGAGCTAGAGAAACGTATATACAATAATATTAAATTACTTGATACTGGAATTTACCAGAATCTTTATGCCGTTAATCCCGGTAAATTTAGAAATGGCGATTATAAGTTGACTGAGATTAATCAAATAATATCTGGTAGCTTTCTAAATTGGGTTGGAAATAATAAAGTAGATTACAGCATAAATGACACATTTAATCCTAATGACCCGTTTACCTGGAACTACAGCCGTTTTATAGATAATACCAATGGTGAGGCATTGCCAGGCAGTTGGAAAGCATGTTTCCAATATTTTTATGATACTATTTGTCCACATCGAGCGCCGTGGGAAATGTTAGGGTTCACAACAATTCCAGACTGGTGGGAAACAGAATACGGTGTCGGACCATACACGGGTGGAAACAAAGTATTATGGGATGACTTAGAGGCAGGTATAATTCGTGGAGGCAACCGTACAGGGATAGACCCAAACTTTGTTCGCCCCGGCTTGTCAACAATTATCCCAGTGGACGAAAACGGTATATTAAAAAGCCCAGCTGCAATATTAACTGCTAATTTTGATTCAAAATATGCAGCCACTAGTTGGGCGGTTGGCAATGAAGGCCCTGTGGAATCAGCGTGGCGTACCAGTAGCGAGTTTCCGTACGCTGCACAAATTGCATTAGCATTAGCAAAACCAGGTAACTATTTCGGCGTGTCCATGGATGTTAATAGTTATTTGTACAATGATACAGCCGGTCAGTACTTGACATTAACAAATGATCATATAAAACAAACATCAACATCATTCAATGGTGACACAACTGCTGGATCAATTTTCAGAAGTGCTGGCTATTTAAATTGGGTTGCAGATTACTTGATTAATTTGGGTATTAATCCTAGTAGTAAAATTACTCCATTACTGAAAAAATATGAAGTTAATCTTGCATATAAAATGGCTGGGTTCAGCGATAAAAAATATTTACAAGTATTGGCAGAACAAAGTTCACCATCTAGTACTAACGATAGTATTATTATTCCAAATGAAAACTATGATGTGCATCTATTTAAATCAATTCCTGTTGATAAACTTACGTACAGTGCAGCTATCATCGAAAAAACAAATAACGGATTTAGTGTACGTGGATATGATTTAAGTAATCCATATTTTATAATCATTCCTAGTATTGCTAACTCTAATGCATCTAAGATTAAAGTATTAAATAGCGAAGCGGCAGTATATAATGATTATCAACCAGTTAAACTAACTGTCCCATATGGTTATGAATTTACTAGCGTACAACAAGTAGTTGATTTCTTAATAAGTTACGAACGTTATTTACACGCTCAAGGGTTTACATTTAATGATAATGATGGGCAGTTAAATGAAATACGCAACTGGAAACTGTCGGCCAAAGAATTCTTATTCTGGGCACAACAAGGCTGGGCAACCGGTAGTATTTTAGTACTATCTCCTGTGGTAAATGTAATCACATCATTGAGTTCTGGTGCAATTACCGACGGTATCTCAGATAGCCAATACGGAACAAAAATATTAGATCAAAATTTTAAACTAATTAAAAACAATAATTATAACGTTTTACGTACACCAACAAGTTTAAAAGTGGAATTAACTAACGGCCAAGTTATAGGACTTATAACGTTAGATTTAGTACAATACGAACATGTAATGGTATTCGATAATACTACGATTTTTAATGATATTATTTACAAACCAGAACTTGGTAACAGACAATTTAGATTAAAATTGATAGGCCAGAAAACCGGCGGCTGGGATGGAAGTTTAAGTGCCCCTGGATTTATATATAATTCTAATACAGTGCAATCGTGGGTACAAGGAAAAGATTACCTTAAAGGCGTGTTAGTTGAATATAAAAATCAATATTATGTTGCTTTGCAAAATGTTATTGCATCTGAATTATTTGATTTTTCTGCGTGGAAAACAGCAGACTATTCTCAAATTAAAACAGGCTTACTACCAAACTTTGCAAGTAACGCAGTCCGCTCACAATCATATTATGATGCGTATGGATATTTCAATGACGCCGACGAAGTTAAATATAGTCACGGTTTAATTGGATATAAGCCGCGCCAGTATTTGGATGATTTGGGTTTGAATGAAACAACACAAGTTGAATTCTATAAAGGTTATATCACACAAAAAGGTACAGGTAATGCTATCGAAGCATTGACTAATGCACAGTTTAATAATTTAAATAGTGCAATTGATTATTACGAAGAGTGGGCAGTACGTGTAGGTGAGTACGGCGCACTGGATACTAACCCATTCGTAGAAATAGCGTTAGACGAAAAAGTATTTGGAGTTAATCCTGCACTTGCTGAATTTGTGCCTGAAAGCAATGCTGACAGAGCCGACGGGGTTACTATATTTTCTAATGCCGATCTTTATAAATCAACTAATCAATTTGACGGTACTATAGCATCTATTAGAAATGACCAAACTGATTATTCAAATGACATTCCTACCGCGGGTTACGTAAACATTGATGACATTGATGCTACTATATTCGACCTTGCTAACTATACCGATTTAAATAGTCTAACATATACTATGGGTAGTGGTTATACTATATGGACCGCAAAAGATTTTAAATCAGACTGGAATGTTTTCAGAATATCAGAAACAGATACCACTATTGTAGAAGTAGAAAATGCATTAGATGGTTATGTAACATTTAGAACAGATGTTTATCACGGACTGGCGGTTGATAATGTAGTAATGATTCGTAATTTTGATGCGGCATTTGATGGCTTCTATGAAGTATATAGAATTGTAGATTTAAGTAGCTTTATGGTTCGCTATACAGGTGATACAACAACATTAACTAACTTTACTGGTGACGGAATATTATTCACATTAGATAGTTTACGTTTTGATTACATGGAAACTGCTCGTGAATACTTCCCACCACACGGCTGGAAAGTTGGCGAAAAGATTTGGATTGATACCGATGCAGCAACGACTGTTGCGCAAGGTCAACCGTACGACACCGGCGACAACTTATGGAAAGTGTACGAAAAAACTCATCCGTGGGAAATGGATCAACGCTTAGTAAAACCAACTAGCGAATATTCTGCAGATATAGGCTACGGCCAAGCATTGAAAATGATTGACAATGCTGAACAAAATATTTTTGTTGGTACTACTTTATACGCAAACTTATCTGTTTCAAATAATACAGGTGCGGTAAATGTGTTTGATAAAGTCATGGCAGTGGCGTTAAGTGGGAATGTCACTGTAACAGCTGGTGATTACATAACGCAAGCATCAACTGGTGCTAATTTAACTGTACTAACAAGTGGTGCTAATATTAGTAATGTCTCATTGAGCTATTATGGAACTACAACATTAACCACAGGCAGTAACAACGGCAATATTGCAATCAATGGATCTAATGTTGCTGTTTATCCAACCACAATAACTAATAATGTATATGTTGGAACTACAACTATAACACCGGATGGTGTCAATACATTTACCTATGGTTCACATATTGACACAGCAGTTGATGGCCAACAGGTTCGTCTAGCTGTTAACGCACCAACAAGTTCTGGTGCCGGCGGCGCCGCTAATGTTGGTTTAATCTATACCTACAACAAACTAGAAGGCGAAACTGTATGGAATAGAGGACAGGTTATTACAGGCAATGTCAGTGCTGTCGATGGACAGTTTGGCTATGGCTTTGCGTTTGATGAATTAGGTCACTGGTTATATGTTGGTGCACCTTACGAATCAACTCCAAAAGTTTATGTCTACGGCTTACAACGCTTTGTAACTGAAGCGACAGGAAATGTCACTACTTCTGGCGCAGTGACATCATTGACAGTGCCATTTACTCGTGATCTTAACCTTATGGCAACAGTTGCTACATTTACTATTGATGCTGATTCGATATTAATTACAAGCGCGACCCGTACATATATTCCTTTAATAGATTATGAAATAAGCGGACAAACGATAACATTTTATGAAGCCGTAAACGATACATTGACAATTTCACAAGGTCCGTACTATGCTTTAGTCGAAACCATTGATGGTCCGGCTGGTAGTGAGTTTGGATTCTGCATTGATTCGAGTTTAAACGGTGCACAACTTGGAATTGGCGCACCTGGCGATACAGTAATTGGAACAGGTGATGTTTCGATGGCACAAGCAGGCGCTGTATATGTATACGATCGTGTAATTGAGTCGTTTAACAGTACAGACGACATAATATATACAACAGAAGAAGCGATTGCGACTGTACATAAAGTAACAGTTGATGATATCGAAACAGTTAATTATCATGTAACTGGAACCAAAGAAGTAACATTATATGTCCCGCTTGGTGTAGGCCATATTGTAAAAATTGAAACTAATAAATTTACTCTATTAGAAAGATTAATAGGTATTGATTCACTTGATGGCAGCTTATCTGCAATTCAAGAAGGCGCACGATTTGGGTCGGCGTTAACAATTTGTTCAAACAATTGCGCATTTTATATCGGTGCTCCGTATTACGACAGTGGTACAATTTATAACACTGGTGCTGTATGGAAATTCCACAATAGAGGAACACTATACGGTACTAACACAGGATCTACACAGAATCCAACGTTCACCCCAGGCGATACAATTCGCTTAGACAACTTTAAAATTACTGTGACTGGTACAAGTTTAGATAGTTTAGTACAAGATATTAACGATGCTAATCTACTAGGTATTACCGCAGTAAACGAAGCAGGCTACTTAAGATTAAACAGTGATAAAACTGTAGCTAAAAATCGCTTACGTGTTCTATCAGGTGGCGGTACAGTGTATGCTGATGCTGGCTTAGCGATATTTGCATTCATGCAGATTATTGTCAACCCATACAAAAATGCCAACGAATATTTTGGTACTAAAGTTATATTGGCTCGCAATGCATACATGCTAGTGATTGCTAGTGAGCGTGGAACAACAAGAAAATATACTACATTTGATAACGATACTACAATACTTGATAGCGAAACTACTGGTATATACGATAGTATAAAAGCAAGCGGTAGTGTATATACATACGAGTTATATGATGACCCACGTAATCAAGTCGAACATCCGGGACGCTACGCATTCTGTCAACAAATTGATCCAACAGATTTAAATCCAGGTGACGGATTTGGTGCTGCGATTGATGTTATTGGCGGACATATCGTAGTAAGTGCACCAAACGATGATGCAACAATAACCAATGGTGGTAGCATTTATCTGTTTAGTAATCCAACTGGGCAACGTGGGTGGAATTTATTACGTTACGAACAGCCAACAGTTGATATTGATTCTATTAATCGCATTTATTTGTATAGCAAAGTATCAAATACTATTTTAGTTAATCTAGAATTTATTGATCCAGCTGCTGGTAAAATACTAGGGCTAGCAGAACAAGAACTTACATATAAAACATCATATGACCCTGCAATTTATAATCGCGGATCAAGTGAAGCAACGGCTTCTCATACGTACTGGGGCGCAACACAAGTTGGTCGAGTATGGTGGAATTTAGACCAAGTACGCTACATAGATTACGAGCAAGGTTCGTTAGCATACAGAAGCATGAACTGGGGAAGACTATTCCCTGGGTCAACTATTGAAGTATTAGAGTGGGTAGAATCTGATGTATTGCCTAGTCAATATGTTATAGCAGGAAATAACGGTTCACCACAACATGCTGATAATAGTGCGTATGTAGAAGTTATATTTGTAGACCCAATGACTAATATAATTAGTACAAAATACTACTATTGGGTTAAAGATAAAACATCTCTCGATGTTATTAATTCTAATAGAACATTGCCAATCAAAGTTATACAGGGTCTAATAGAAAGCCCAAAAAATAACGGAACAGCATATTCGGCTATTGTTTCTGCAAATGCATTAATAGTATATAATATTAGTGAGTATTTGTCATCGACTAATACTATATTGCATTTAGATTACGAACTTATCCGAAATTCAAGTATGATACATAGTGAATATGAATTAATACAATACAATAATTCTGCCAATAAACTACCCAGCAGAATTGTAGATAAATTAATTGATAGTTTGGTAGGGCACGATTTAGCAGGCGAAACTGTTCCAGATATGAGCCTAAGTATTGCTGACCGTTACGGAATAGCCATTAGACCACGTCAGTCAATGTTTGTTGATAGAATAGCAGCAGTAAACGTGCTTATCGACTATGTTAATAATATATTTGTTACTAATCAATATTATAGTACATACAACACTGCTCAGTTATTAGCCGAAGAAATAATGCCTAGTGCAAAACTAAACGAATATGACTTATTAGTTACAACAGAGCAAGAATTATCATATGTTGATATTACTAATATTCCGGCAGGCTACTTAGTATTAGTTAAAGTAAATACCACCCAAGAAGGTAGATGGACTTTACATCGATTGACTACCACGCATACATGGGAAATGATTCGTGTTCAATCATATAAAACTAATTTATATTGGGATTATGTGGATTGGTATGCAGCAGGTTACGATTCTGCTACTAAACCTGCATTTTCAGTTACATCATTACTTGATGCATTGAAACTACCATATGCACCCGATGATATTATTAAAATAACCAATACTGGTGCCGGGATATGGGAATTAGTCATAGTAAATGCAGCGTACGAGTTTATCGTTGTAGGCAAGCAAAATGGTACAATACAACTTAACAAAGCTAAATTGACTAATGTATCACTGAATCAATATACAGAACTTCGTAATATTATTATGGCATTACGCGATGATATTTTTGTAGATACCTTAGCCGGCGACTTTAATAAACTATTCTTTGAATTAATGAATTACTTATTTACTGAACAAACTTATGTTGATTGGATATTTAAAACTAGTTTCATTAGTGTAGTACATAGATTGCGTGGATTAACTCAACCACCGAACTATATCAAAGATAATCAATCATATTATCAAGAGTATATAAATGAAGTCAAGCCGTACTCAACGAAAATACGTGAATACTTAATTAACTACAATAGTACTGATGAATATAGTGGTAATGTAACTGACTTTGATTTACCGGCATATTACGACCACGACTCGGGGGTTTTCCGTAGCCCTAGCGGTGAACAAATTGCAACAGATTCATCACTATGGCAAACTGAACTGTATAATCAATGGTACGTTAATAGACACTACCATATCCACTCTATAACTGTAGATAATGCCGGTACAGGGTACACTGATGCACCTATTGTTGAAATTTATGGCAATGGTTCCGGAGCAACAGCACATGCGCTAATTAACTTCGATACTGGTGAAGTTACGGAGATTGTAATGGACTCTGAGGGAAGTGGTTATAGTAAACAAGTAGTAGTTCGACTTAATGGTAGTGGCAGCGGAGCAACTGCTTATGCAAGATTACATAATAGTCTAGTACGTAGTGTTAACACAACCATGAAATTTGATAGAATTAGTTATACTAGTACAGTGACCGAGTGGGCTCCAAATACAGTATATGTAGCAGGTGACATTGTGAGTTATGATGCAGTTGGGTATATAGTAAATGCAAGCATGACTTCACCTAATAAATTTATTGCATCTGATTATACTGTTTACCCGTCGGCTAATTTTAACAATGCCAACGATAGAATTATGGCAAACTATGCTCCGGGCGTCGATTTACCGCCGAAAAACTTAGCGCAACTAATTTACGGTATTGATTATCCCGGAGTACAAGTAACGGGGCTACCGTTTAGTCAATCACCGGGCTTAGATGCAGGCACATTTGACTTTGATATATTCGATCAAGTGCAATATGATCTAGACGGGCTACCAATGGTAAGTGACTACGCAGTAGATGCACTTATTCAAAGTAACTATGCCGACTTAGCATTGGGTACGCGACCCGAAGACATTGATGTTGTTGGCGGTGCGTATGTTGACAAATTCTCGAGCCATGCGCCAGAAGAACTTGTTCCTGGCATTGTGTTTGATACATTAAATCTGCAAGTGTATACTAAGATTCTCGGCGGTACAGTTGTGTTGGGCTATCGTATATTACATGATATGTTACATAATCCTACATATTTAAGAATTTCATCACACCATTCAACAGTATTAACAGCACCATTGAATATTAACGATAGTTTAATCCACGTTGAAGATGCGTCTGTATTTGCAACACCAAATGCTGCTGCCCTGATACCCGGGGTTATATTCATTCAATCTGAGCGCATTACTTATTATACAATTGATCTAATTAATAATACATTGGGTCAACTACGCAGAGGAACAGCAGGAACAGCTGCAAGTATAAATTACCAGTCTGGTATAGCAGTGATTGATGCAAGCGATGAACAAACGATGCCAGATGTTGTTTCTAGTAATGTAACTCATGCAGTGGATCATGCATACACTATTACATCAACTCCGCCATATGAGTTAACATTTACTGATGCAATCATACCAACGTTTGGTGATTATATTACACAAGCAAGCACTGGTGCTAATGTTACGGTAACTGCAATATCAACCTTAACTGCCGAAACCATACAAGTAAGTGCTATTTTACCAGTTTTACAAGTTGGTGACATTGTAACTCAAAGTTCATCGGGTACAGTTGCTCGGGTAACAAAATCCGATTCTACTAAAAATTACATAACATTGGTATATACTGCCGGTCAATTTACTGTAGGATCGGGTAATATTAGTTTGAATGGAGTGGATGCTAATGCATATCCTACATCTGCAAGTATCAGGGCTGTAACTCGTGCTACTGTTATTAAAAATAACAATATACCGTTTAGTTATGCAGCTGCAAATGTTGGATTAAATAGTAATATCACTGTAACTAGTGGCGATTACATTACGCAAACTTATGAAATAGAACCAAATGTTTATATAACTGCAAATGCAACAGTGCAACAATCTGTAACAGATAGTATGTATGTTAGTTTGGTATATGCTGATACAACAATATTTGAATTAGGCACTAGCAACATTGCAATTAATGGTGGCACGGTTACAAGTATACATCCTACAACATCGGTATATATTGCGAATGTAAGTAATCAAATAAGTATCAATGGTACAATTAGTTCCGACATTGCTCCGCTTGCTATGAATTTATTAACAGCAAGTGATTCAACTAATGGATATGTTACTGGACCGGTAGATGCCAATGGAAATGTTACTGTTAAAGCAAATGTAACGTTAAAAACAGATAATGCTTGGTATATACCTATACCTGGAGTAGCACCAGCAGACGGATTAGGATTCCAGTTTACTGATTCAACTCAAGTATTGTTCTTAAAAGAATGGCCAAGTGGTTATCCAGCGAGTTTTGCAATAGGCGATGAGGAGTTGGTAAATATAGTAACAGAATCGGGTATAGAAATATATGGCGAGTTCGGTGATATTGATGGAAATTAATATCATCATGAAACAAAAAATGATTAACGTGTCTGGAGACATAAATGACAATTAAAATAAGCCAGTTAACGGCGCTGACTAGCATGACAAATACTACACTAATGGCAGTAGTAGATACCGATGGACCGTATATTACTAAAAGAATAAATGGATCGGTATTACGAGATTTTTTTGCTAATGTAGCAACTACAGGAAACACTGCACAATTAACAGTTAATTCAAGTTTAGTTCCGATTACTGATTCGATGTATAATTTAGGAGCTGCTGGATCAGCATTTGGTGAGTTGTATACAACTGGCACGTTTTATACAGATGGTGCAATTAGAAATAATGCTGGAATTGTGTCGGAATCAACATCAACTGGTGCACTTACTGTAGTTGGCGGCGTCGGTGTAACTGGCAATATTAATGCAGGTAATGTTACTGCTACTAATTTAACTGGACATATTGCAACTCCGGTCCAAGATCAAATTACATCACTTGGCACACTAACTGGATTAACATCTAGTGGCACTATAAATATCACAGCAACAACTGGTTCGGATTCATCAACAACTGGCGCTTTAGTGGTAGCAGGCGGACTCGGCGTTAGCGGTAATGTACACATACCGAGCACATATCAACTACACGTTGGAGCAGATGTAGTTGCATCATCATTTCCGCAATCAGTAGCACAGTTCAATAGTAGCGTTAATAACTATCAACAAGTTGTGATGCAAAATATAAGCAGTGGCGCGACTGCTTCGTCGGATTATATTGCAGTTGCTGATACAGGCGATGATGCTAGCAAATACATCGATATGGGTATTAACTCAAGTGGGTATTCTAATCTAGATTACAGTATCGCTGGCGCACTTGATGGATATATGTATGTTAACGGTGGCAATTTAGCAATAG